ATTCCGCGCCGCCACTTTGTCGGCAAACGGCGTTTGTATCTCTAGAGGGTTCGCCTTCCGGAGATGCTCCTGGTGGCAGACGAGACGATCAGCGACGCGATTCGCGAGAACGCGGCAGGCCCGTTGAAGGCCAGCGGCGACTCGATCTCTGTCGAGCAGCACTCGATCGCCGACCAGATCGCCGCCGACCGCTACCTCGCGAGCAAGTCGGCTGCGAAGCAGTCCCACCGCGGCATGCGGTTTACGCGCATCGTTCCCCCGGGGGCCGTCTGATGGGCTGGTTCTCGGGGCTGTTCTCGTCGCCGAAGCAGGCCGTGCAGCGTGCCGTGCGGGTGATCCGCGCGGGCTACGATGCCGCAAAGACGACCGACGACAACCGCCGGCACTGGGCCAACGTCGACAACCTGAGCGCGAACGCGGCGATGTCGCCGTCGATCCGCCAGACGCTGCGGCAGCGGGCCCGCTATGAGGTCGCCAACAACTGCTACGCCGCGGGCCTGGTCCGCACCGTCGCGAACGACTTGATCGGCACCGGGCCGACGCTCCAGATCACGGCGCCGGACGGTTTCGACGCCAACCCGATCGAACGGTCGTGGAGCCAGTGGGCAAAAGCGGTGAAGCTCGCTCGGAAGCTCCGCTGCATGCGGCAGTGCCTGAGCCGCGACGGCGAGGCGTTCGCCATCCTGGTGACGAACCCAAAGATCGACCACCCGATCAAGCTCGATCTCCGGCTGGTCGAGGCCGAACAGGTCATGACCCCGGGGCTCGTGACCTACAACGCGGTCGACGGAATCGTCTTCGACGAGTTCGGCAATCCCGCGATGTACCACGTCCTCCGGACACATCCCGGCGACGTGCTGCACACGATGCAGTACGACGAGGTGCCGGCGGAGTTCGTGATCCACTGGTTCCGCCTGGAACGACCCGGCCAAAAGCGCGGGATCCCGATCCTCACCCCTGCCCTGCCGCTGTTCTCCAAGCTCAGGCGGTTCACGCTCGCAGTGCTCGGCGCCGCAGAGGCGGCCGCGATGCAAGCCGGCGTGCTCTACACCGACGGCTCGCCCAACGAAGACGACGTCGAGGGCGAAGCCTTTGAGGCCGTCGAGTTTGAGCGAAACATGTTCACGACGCTCCCCGGCGGTTACCGCCTGGAGCAGCTGAAGGCCGAACAGCCGACGACCACCTACAGCGAGTTCAAGGCTGAGCTCATCGACGAGGCGGCCCGCTGCGAAAACGTGCCCAGCAACATCGCGCGGGGAAACTCCTCGGCCTACAACTACGCCAGCGGTCGGCTCGACAACCAGATGTTCGGCCGGAGCCAGCACGTCGATCATTCGGAGGTCGAGGAAGAGGTCATCGACCGGATCTGGGCCGCGTGGATCGACGAAGCGGCTCGCGAGCCGGGCGTGATCCCCGACGGCTTTCCGCCGATGAGCGAGTGCTCGCACGAATGGCTCTGGGAGGGCCGCGAGCACGTCGACCCGGCGAAGGAAGCGAACGCCCAGGCCACGCGGCTGGCGAACCTCACGACCACGCTCTCGGCCGAATGGGCCCGCGGGGGCGGCGACTGGGAGAAGGCGATGCGGCAGATCGCCCGCGAGCGGCAGCTGCTCGGCGAGCTCGGTTTGTCGCTGCCCGACGCGACGCAGGTCACGAACACCGCCCAGGTGGCGAACGCCCTGACGGACGTCGCCGACCTCGAGGACGCGGCCGCCGTTGGCGTCGCCGCGGGCGCCACGATCGCCAACCACAAGGGGGTCCGCTGATGGATCGCCGCCGACGTCGCCGCCACGACCGCATGATCCTCGCCGCGGCGAACCGCGCGTTTGAGATCTGCGCCGCCGTCCCGGTGAAGATCGAAGCCGGTCCCGCCGACGCGACCTCCCCGGCCCCGATCACCATCGAGGCGTATTCCGGTGGCGTGATGAAGGTGACCGGCATCGGGCCGATGGTCTGCGACGTCAACGGCATCGAGTCGGACGGGCCCGTCGTGCTGCTCGCCGGCCACGACAACACGCTCGCCGGTGCTCTGGGGTCGGCCACGGTCCAGGTCGTCGACGGCCAGAGGCTCATGGCGATCGGCACGATCAGCCGCGCCAACCCGGCCGCGGCAACCGCGATCGAACTCACGCGCGATTCCGTTCCGCTCCAGGCGTCGATTGGCGCCGAGCCGCTGGAGCCGCCCGTGCGGATCCGGGCCGGCCAGACGGTGGACGTGAACGGCCGCAGCATCACCGCCGGCCCGGGGGGCTTCCTGCTCTACCCGCGGACGCGGCTTCGACACATCGCGATTCTGCCCAACGGGGCGGACGCACGGACCAGTGTTCAGATCGCGGCGGCAGCCGCACCAAACCAGGAGGGTTACGCCGTGGATTTCCAGTCGTGGGTCGAGTCTCTCGGGATGAAGTACGCCGATCTCACCGCGGAGCAGATCACCGTGCTCCAGGTGGTCTACGAGCAGGAGGCCAGCGAGCCGAACGAGCCGGGCACGCAGCCGGCGAGCGGTAGCTCGATGGCGGCTCCGGCCGGGACGACCCCGCAGGTGACCGCCTCCGCCGGCGCCACCATCGGTTCGTCGGCCGTCGCCCAGATCCGGGCCGAGCTCGCCGCCGAGACCGCCCGCGTCAGCGCGATCCGCACCATCTGCGGTGAACGCCACGGCGACATCGCCGCGAAGGCGATCGCCGACGGCTGGGACACCACCCGTGCCGAGCTCGAGGTGCTCCGCTCTTCGCGGCCCCGCCTGCCGGCCATCCACTCCAAGGAGAGCGGCAACGTGAATCTCAAGGTCATCGAAGCCAGCATGTGCATGGCCGCCGGCCTCGACGTCGAGAAGTCGTACAACGAGGAGACGCTCGACCGGGCCAGCAAGTACCGCCGGCGTGGGTTCCGCTGGCACGCGGAGCAGATCGCCGCGGCCGCCGGAAAGACGATCGACGCCGACCCGGGCACCCAGGAGTGGATCCAGGCCGCGTTCTCGACGAGCGAGCTCTCGGGCATCGTCGGCAACATCGCCAACAAGGCGCTGCAGAACGCGTTCCAGCAGGTTCCGACGGCGGCCGACAAGATCACCGCCACGAAGAGCCACACCAACTTCCAGCCGAACACCGTGTTCTCGCTGGCGATCAACGGTGAGCTCCAGGTCGTCGGCCAGGACGGCGAGCTCAAGCACCTCCGGCTGTCGGAGGAGTCGCGGACGCGTCAGGTTGTCACCCGCGGTGCCAACCTCTGCATCACGCGCACCCAGCTGGTCAACGACGACCTCAACGCGTTCGCCGACAACGCGAAGGCGCTCGGTCGCAAGGCCATCCATGCCCGGGAAAAGGCGCTCTTCGCCCTGCTCAACGCCACGGGCGCCGGGTCGAGCTTCTTCACCACGGCCCGCGGGAACTACTTCGAGGGATCGAGCTCGGCTCTGTCGAGCACCAGTCTCACCCAGGCCGTGCAACTGTTCCGCGATCAGGTTGGTCCGGACGGCCTGCCGGTGATGGTCGACCCGAAGATCCTCGTCGTGCCCACTGCCCTCGAGCAGACGGCAAAGGAGCTGATGAACTCCCAGTTTGTCGTCGGCCCGACGTCGGCCAAGACGCCGAACGTGAACGTCTGGAACGGATCGTTCACGCCGGTCGTGGCCCCGTGGCTCTCCAACAGCAGCCTCACGGGCTACTCCAGCACCGCGTGGTACCTGCTCGGCGACCCGAACGACCTGCCGGCCCTGGAGATCGCCTACCTCAACGGCCTCCAGACCCCGACGGTCGAGTTCTTCGGGATGGACACCACCCCCGACGTGCTGGGCGTGTCGTGGCGCGTGTTCTGGGACTTCGGCACCGCCCTCGGCGAGTACCGGGCCGGAGTGAAGAGCAAGGGCGCGGCCTGAGCCGCCCCTTCGCTCGCGTGATCCAGACGACCTCAACACCAACACCTCAGAGAAAGCGAGATCCAGATGGCGATTGCGAACTACATCAGCAGCGGAAGCCTGGTCGACTACACGCCCAGCTCCGACACGGCGGCCGGCGCGGTCGTCGTGCATGGAACCAGGGTGGGAGTCACGAAGGTGGCGATCCCTGCAAACACGCAGGGCGTGCTTTACGTCGAAGGCGTGTTCGAGATCGACTGTGCGTCGGGCACGACCTTCTCGGCCGGTGCGCTCCTCTACTGGAACGCCGGCACCGCCAAGATCACCACGACCAATACGGACACCTTCGCGGGCCGAGCCGCCGTAGCCAAGACCTCGGGCCAGCTGAAGGCCGTGGTTCGCCTGACCGACGCCTGACCGCGATTCCTGACGGACGCATGACGTGAGACCGGGCGCCGCGCTGAGCCCATGAGGCGCGGCGCCCGGTCAATCGGTTCGATTCTTCCGCCGGAGCTCGCCCGTGTCCTCAACCACCTGCACCGACGGAGTCGCCGCTGTCGAGCGGTTTCCCGCGACGCTGCGGCTGGGGTTCGTGGCTGGCGACGACTTCGCGTTTCGGCTGACGATCAACCGCAACCTCACGGCCTACACGCTCACCGCTGTCGTGCTCAACGCCGACACCGGCGCGACGGTCGCGACGTTTGGGACGTCCATGCAGACGGTGACCATCGCCGGCCAGACGGCCAGCCGCGTCACGCTCACGCTCACGAAAACCCAGACGGCCGCGATGGCCGCGGTGGCCCGGCTTCGCTGGTCGTTCCGGTGCGCGGCCTCCGACACGACGACCCGCACCATCCTCATCGGCCGCGTGCGGCCGGTCGCGAGGTGATCCGATGGCCGAAGACATCCACCTCGTAATCGACCAGGGCGAGACGATCACCGTCAGCGTCGAGGACGCCGGACCGGATGCGGACGTGATCGTCACGCTGGGGACGGGTGGAGGCGGATCACCGGCCTGGGCCGACATCACGGGCAAGCCCAGCACGTTCCCGCCGTCGGCCCACACGCACCACGGCACCGAGGTCACGATCGACGTCGGCGTGACGGGCCTGTTCAACCAGAACGACACGGTCACGAATGCGTTCCAATCTGTTGAGGCTGCGCTTGGCGGATGCGCCAGCACGAACGCGCCAACGTTGAACGGCCAGGTGTCGTTCGTCGGCGACAACGGGACCACCGGCTCAATCAACGGCGGAACTTTCGGCCCGAGCAACATCGTATTTCCCGACCTGACATCGCAGTCGAGCGCGTTCACGGCGACGCTGAAGACGAAACTCAACGGCATCGCCACCGGCGCCACGGCCAACAACACCGATGCCTACCTGCTGTCGCGGGCGAACCACACCGGCACGCAGCTCGCCGCGACGATCTCGGATTTCTCGACGGCTGCCGTGTCAGCCGTCACCTGGACGACCATCACGGGTAAGCCCAGCACGTTTACGCCTCCAATCGCGACCGCGGCGGTCTTGGGCGGCGTGAAGGCCGGATCGGGCGTGACGATCGCCGCCGACGGCACGATCTCGGTCTTGACCTACACGCTTCCGGCGGCTACCGGTTCCACGCTCGGAGGCGTGATCGTCGGAACGGGCCTGGGCGTCACCAGCGGCACCGTATCGGTCAGCTACGGCACGACCAGCGCAACCGCGTGCCAAGGCAACGACTCGCGGCTATCGGACGCGCGAACGCCGACGGCCCACACCCACGGCAATATCACGAACGCCGGGGCGATCGGCTCGACGAGCGGGCAGATCGTCGTGACGACGACGAGCGGCGTGTTGACAACGGCGGCGACGATCTCGTCGGGCCAGGTGTCGGGCCTCGCCGCTTCCGCCACGACAGACACGACCAGCGCGACGAACATCACGAGCGGCACGCTCCCGGCGGCTCGCCTATCGGCGACGACCGTCACGGCCGCTGCCTACGGGTCCGCGTCGTCGGTCGCCACGTTCACGGTCGGGGCCGATGGCCGGCTGACGGCGGCCGGATCGACCACCATCGCGATCGCCGCAGCAGCG